CGCTCGTGTCGCCCTGGCGCGCGCGTTCGACGAACGGGATGGCGTTGACCATTCCGAAAGCACCCGGATTGGCCTCCACCGCGGCAATCGCCTTGTCGATGTTGTCGAGCCCCTGTGCGCCCTCGATGATCTTGGCGTTCACCGTGGCAGGAATGTCCTTGAGTTTCATGGCCGGATCGCGCGGTCCGCCAGCGATCGGCACCAGGGTGCGCTGACCATCCTCGTCGACAGGGCCCCATGCATAGCCTGATGGCGCCTTGCCGCCGTTCACGCCAGCTTGAGCCAAGGCCCGGGCGCGCGCGTTCGCCGCGGCGGCCTGCGCATAGTTCTCTGCGGCGCCGGCGGTCGCCTGCTTGCTGCGCGCAACGTGCTCGCCGGTCACCGCCTGCGCGCGGCCACTCGACTCGTTCAGGTCGCCGCCGAAGAGGTCGCCCACCAGACCCGACGAGTCGAAGTGGTAGAGCGGCTTCGCCTCGATCGCCGCCTGCGCGCGGCCGACGGTCGCCGCCGGCAGTTGGCCCGAGAGCACTTGGTCGCCGAGATCCTGTTGGCGGTACAGGCCAGCCGCCTTCACGAAGTCCTCGACGTTCGTGTCCTTCAGGTTCGTGCGCATCGGCAGCGAGCGGGCGAGCGCCTGTGCAATGCGGCTCTGCGTCGCATCGTCGACGATCGGCGCCTGACCCGGGCCGACTCCGGATTCGTCGGCCGGACCCTGCAGGTCGCGCATCGGACGGACACCGGTCCGCGCGAACTGCTGGACGGCCCGCACCAGAGGCAGCGAGGTTCCGGTCTGCAGCGCCACTCCTTCGTCGATCACATCCGGGCGGCTCTGGAAAGTGCGCGTCTCGGCGTTGTTCTGGTCGGCCTGAGCCTGCGCCGCGGCGGTGGCGGCCATCGTGTGCGCCAGCCTGCTTTGGTTGGTGACCTCGGTGTCATAGGCGTCACGATAGGCCTGCCCACCGCCGGCGAGTTGCTGTGCGAGACGAGACAGCCCCGGCGTCGCGCCATTCAGGGCATCGAGGGTGAAGCTGGAGCGCGGCATCAGGAACCCCCGAAGATGCGGTTGCCGCGGCCGGTTGACCACAGCGATGCAGCATTGCGAGCCAGGCCGGCCAGGCCGCCAGCCGATGCGCCGGACGCCACCGGCATGCCGTAGCCGGCCCCGTAACCCAGCGCCGTCGGCGCGCCGCTGGCGGCTGCGTCACCCAGCCCGGCGCCCACAGTCGCGCCCGAACCGGATGCGGCGCCACCAGCGCCCGCGCCAGCCCCGCCAGCGAGCCATGCGGCGCCAGCCATCTGCGCCAAGCCGCCCAGCTTGCCGTAGAGCGGCGTGTCGACGTTCTGCGCGTCGAGTTGGTCGGCCTGCGCAAGATTGCGATTCGTGGATGCCGCGCTGCCCAGGCGGCCAACGAGGTCCGCGCGGCGCATGCCTTCAGCGTTCAGTAGGTCGCTTGTGCCACGGGTGCGCGCCATCTCGCGCGCGATGTCCGTGATGCGGTTGCCTTCGCTGATCGCCTTGTCCGCCCGAGCCTTGACGAATGCGGCCGAGTTCGCGCCAGCGCCGCCGGCCGTGTCCACCACATCGCCGCCAGCACCACCCGCCGCCAGATCAGCCTGCGCGCGCTGGAAGGCGGTCTGCTCCTGGTCCTGCATCGCCGCGGCGCGCGCATCTGGCGTGAACTGCTTCCCCTCGTCGAGCACCTGACGCGCGGCGTCATCGCTCGTCGCCTGGTTGCGCTGCAGAGAGCGGTTCAGGATGTCGCGCCGCTCGCCGGCGGCCTTCTTGTCGCCGCGGTACTTCAGGTACGTGCCGCCGGCGAGGAGAGCGAGAGCGGGTGCTGCTGCCATGGTTTTCCTTCAGGTCTGCGTCACGATGCCGTTGCTGCCGCCGCTGCGCGGCCGCATGGCATTGCCGTAGTTCGATGCCCACCAGTCGCCCGCATCCTGCTTGCCTCGCGCGAGGTTGCTTTTCGTGTACAGCAGGCCGGAGCCTGCGAACAGGTCGCCCAGCGTCGTGCCCTGCGCTTCGGCCGTCGCGCGGTCGCTGTTCGTCTTCATCTGGTTCAGCGCGGAGCTGAGGGCACTGCCAGAATCCATGCCGGCATCGATCGACTGCAGCAGGCCGAGCCGCGTGTTCTCGTCGTTCGATTCGAGGCCAGTTCGCGCCGCGTCCGCTTTCGCGCCGAGGTCGAGCAGCCCCTTGTCATAGGTGCGGCCGAGCGTTGCCGCTTGGTCGATGTCCACCGACCCACCGTTCAGGCCCTGGGCGAAGAGCGCGAACTTCTGATCGCGCGCGGCGCTGTCACGGCTCTCGTCGAGCCCGCGCTTGCCGGCGTCGAAGGCATTCTGTCGAACGGTGCCATAGAGCGCATCGCGGGCCGACTTGTTCTTGGCCGCGTCCGCGATGTCCTCGGCGAACCACGTCGGATCGGAGATGCCGAAGGACTGGTTCAGCTTGTTGCGGGCGTCCTTCTTCCTCGTCTCGATGACGTTCTGCTGTGCACCGTAGTCGTCGCCGCCACCGCCGCCCATGTCGCCTCCTCAGTTGATGGCCTGCTCGACGGCAGTCACCACGGTGAACGTTCCACTGATCGGGCACAAGATGAAGTGCCCGTTGATCGGAAGGTGCAGCACTCCGCCGGAGCCGATGGTCTGCACGGTGTTGAGGCCGATCGTCAGCGTGCCGGTGTTGCCGTTCGTCCAACCGAGCACGACGGTGCCGGTGCTGCACGTCAGCGCCGAGGCGCCCATGCGGAGCTCCATGGCGCACGTGTTGCCGCCGCTCAGCGACAGGGCCGCGGGGCACGTCGGCGTGATGGTGATGATCGTTGCCTTCGTCGGAGTGCCGCTCTGCAGGTCGGTCGAGAGCGCCGCGGTGCGAGTCGACGGGAAGGCGAAGTTGAAGGGCGTCGACGGGAGCGCGGTCGAGTCCACGCCGAACGTGCCGCCGCTGATCTTCAGCGTGCTGTCGAACGGGTAGATCTTCGGCTGCTGGGTCGTGATGTCGTACAGGAACAGGCCTTGCGCGCCGGTGCAACCGGAGGGCGGCGGCACGAGCTTGTTGACCGAGTTGCCCCATGCGTCGACCTGGTAGGTGATCTGGTCGCATGCAGCATAAGCATGGGCTCCGACGGCGAACAGAGTGAGCGCGAGCGCTGCGAGAATCTTCTTCATGGTTTTTCAGGAATCGGTTGCGAATTGTTCCAGCGTGTAGTTCTGCAGCGTCGCCACCTCGGTGCCGGTCGTCATCTGCTCACTGATGGTCAGGAACATCGGATTGGCATCCATGTCGGACACTGCCACCGGCGCAGGGAACGCCGCGCCATTGGCGCCGCTGAACGAGTTGCTGCTGTCGGCGTTGCCTTGTTTCTGGATGCTGGTCGCGCTCAGGCGCTTGAACTCCAGGATGACGCCGAGCGTCTGGTTTGCGCCGGCGAGCGTGGTGATAGTTGCGAGCACAGGGTCAGCCACCGTGCCGAGCGGCCCGAACCGCACGCGCACCGTGCAGGTGTCGGCCGTGTTGTTCTTCGAGGCGGTGATGCGCACGAGCAGCCGATCGAAGTTGCCGATGACGCCAGCCGGGATGGCAACGCGATTCGGCGTCAGCGACTGTTCCGTCGTGTTGGCCACGGACGAGTTCGGCGTGTCCACCGCGTCGAGCAGGACGTTGCTGCCGGACGGCTTCCAGCGCGTGCCGTTCCAGTAGAAGAAGTTCCCGCCGCCGGTCCCGCTCTCGCTCGGCCCCACGTCGGTGAAGCGCACGATCGCGCCAGCGGTCTGGTACAGCGCCCGGTTGGCCCAAACGGCGGACAGCGGGCGCAGCAGCCCCGTGCCGCCGCCCGCGGCCTGGTCCGTCATCGTCACCCACTGCCCATTCGGTCCAACGTATCCGGTCGGCATTTCAGCCCCTCGCCGGGCCAGTGATGACCCATGTGTTGATGTCCTCGCCGCCTGAGCCGGCGCCGCGCCGCGCACCTTCGTGCACGAAGCCCAGCCGCTCGACAAGCCGCTCAGCACCACCCCACCCATCGAGCGTGTACGCCTCGATGCGGTGCCGGTAGTACTCGTGCGCCGGATTGCTAGCGTTGGCGATGACTGTGCGCGTGTGACGGAGGAGTTTTCCCCACGTTTGGCCGGCAATCCGGTTGGTCGCGAGGAACCAGAACACGCCGGTCCATGCATTCACGAACTGCAGGCCGCCGATCGCCACCGGCGCGCCACCCTGGTTCACCGTCCATGCGGGGCCGTCTGTGCTCCATCGTGAGGCGGCGAACTCCTCCTCACCGATGTAGCCGAGCAGTGCCCGCACCGCACGGCGGTCCAACTCGCGCATGCTCTGCACCACCTCGATCGATTCGGCCAGCGTCAGCTCGGTGAAGGTGTTCACCTGGTGAGGCCCAAGGCGTTGAAGTAGAGGCTGATCGCCGACAGGCTGAAATCCTCGTCCGCCGCATGACGGAATACTGGTGCGATCGAGGAGCACACCATCTCGACGCCCTGCACCTCGCCGGGCCGCGTGTCGCCAGGAATCGTCATCGGGACGCCCTCTTTCCCGAGGTCGCGCGGGTCGTACTTGAACGACACCGACGGAGATCCTTCGACGACGTAGTCCGCTCCGTAGAACTGCTTCGCGACGCCGGGCTGCTTCGCGTCCTGGAATGCCATCTGGACTTCGACGGGGATCAGGGTGTCTCCAGGCGCAACCTGGAGTTCGTCGACGAACCGTTCGGCGTTCAGCTTGTACAGCTCGCCGGCCGTGCGCACGTAGACATCGCCGCCGTTCGTCGTCGCGCCGGTGAAGACGACGGGGAAGGTGTACTCTGACCAGCAGGCGATCTTCGACGAGCGCGAGTAGGTGTACACCCATGCCTTCGAGTAGGTGCCCATGTTGAAGATCGCCCAGTACTGCCCGAGCTGCGGGATCCACTGGCCGAACACCTGGGTGGCAATCCCGGGCGCCGGCAGCGCGGGGTCGATGTCCGGCGCCACCAGCTTATCGATCGCGACCCCGACGTCGTTGTCGTCGATCCGGTCCGTCTGCGCCTGCTGGGTCATCGATCGGAAGCCGAACGGTGACAGGAACATCAGGTCGTTCGAGAAGCCGGCGAGCGATTGCGGCAGCTCGCAGCCCACGCCGTCGATCCGCTTCACGAACGTGTTCGCGCTCGGGTCGACGGCGACGGTCCAGATCTGCGCGTTCTCGGTGAAGAACACCACCAGCTTGTCAGCGTAGCCACCGACTGCTCGAGCGCCGGTGTTCGTGTCCTGCTGGAGCGAGGTCGGGAGGAACCCGGCGTCGTTGGCCGTCGTCCAGTCTCGCGCCGCGCCGGCGGCGCAGTACCGCACCACCTCGCCGGCAATCGCGTGGATCTTGCTGGCCGCCTTGGTGACGGAGTTGGTGTGAGGGCAGTTCGAATCTGTGACCAGCGTGTTCGGGTTGCCGTCGACATAGCTGTGCCGATAGGTGTAGCCAGTCACCGCGAAGCCGGACGGCCCGGTGTACTTGGTGTAGTAGTAGCCGACGACGTAGGGGAACCCCTGGAACTGCTCGGCGTAGACCACGTCCTTCAGCTCAGCGAACGCGATGCCATAGGGGTTGTACAGGTCGAGCTCGATCTTGCTGACGCCGACGGGCGGCGCAAAGCCAGAGCCCTTCGCCGTGAACACGGTCAAGTTGCCGTTCACCGCCTTCAACCCGACCGATCCCGCGAGCCCGCTGCTCACGATGTCGATGGCCGGGCGCTTCTGGATGCGCTTGCCAAGCGTGACGTAGGCGTTTCGCAGCACCCACAGGCGGGAGGCCTCCTGCACGTTGATCGGCAGGCGGCGGTCGAGCCCGCCCGAGAAGTCGGCGTAGGTGATCGCCGGCATCAGATGTCCCGCCCGGCCACCAGCGGGCGCCGCTCGATCGGTCGATCATCATCGCGCCGGTACACACGCTGATTGACGAAGGACTGTTCGCGCAGGGCGCCGAGGAGGGTGTCGAGCTGTCCCTGATACAGCTGCGCATCCGGCTGCCGGTAGTGCGCCTTCGCGTTCGCAATCGCATGCAGCAGCACCATCTCGTCGTCAAGCGTCGCGTCATCGTTGTCCTCGGTGAAGCGGCCGAGGTCGGACACGAACCAGATGCGCAGCGTGTAAGCGCTGCTCGCCTTCGGGTAGACCAGGATCTGCTTGAAGCGGTCGTAGCGTTGCGGGTCGCCCGGCGTGTCCATCGTCGACCACATCTCGGTCGTGATGCCTTCATTCAGTTTCAGGTACTGGCTGCTGATGACCGTTTCGATGCGGAGCACCCGCTTGTCGCGCGAGCAGCCGACCGTCGGATCCATCGTCCCCGCCACCGGGTAGTCGTAGAGGTTCTGACCGACGCCCGTCGTCTTGTCGAAATAGTCCTGCAGGTGCTTCCAGTCCTGCAGGCGGTAAAGCTGGGCCTGCCCGTTCCGCAGGAAGCTGTCGATCACGCGCTGATTCGCGCCGCCGGACGCGCCCATGCCGGCCATGCCCAACCGGGCCAGGAGCTCGGAGCGGAGTTCGCCCAGCGTGCGGTAAGCCATGGATCAACCCTTCTTGGCCGCCTTGGGCTTCTTGGCCGCCGGCGCGGCTTCGACGGCTTCAGTCGCCGCAGGCTCATCGCCAGGCAGCGGCGACACAGTGCCGTCATCGCCCATCAGGTGCACCGTGAAGCCCTGGGCGACGTACCCGCGGGCCTCGTTGAGGTCGGCCACCTCCTTCGGCACGCGAGTGGCGGCGTCCTTCTCGATCAAGATCAGCATGGCAGGCTCCTTGTGGTCAGGCCGGCTCGCCGAGCAACTCGGTCACCAGCTTCAGCAACTCGGGGTGCGACATCGCGCGCAGCTTGCGCTCCTGCTCGGCGACGGCCTGGCGCTCCTCGCGCGGCGCATCGTGGGCCACGGTCGGCAGGTAGCCGGAGTCGATCGCGATGTCGATCAGCTGGCCGGCCGGCAGGTCCGCATGGGTCGGAGTGCCGAGGGCCGACGTGAAGCGCCCTTCATGGAAACGGCCATAGACCAGCGTCACGATGTCGCCTTCCGGCCGGCCGTCATCGTCGAAACGCTTGCCGTAGGCGCCGATGAGGCGGTCGTACTCGGAGCGCGGGTCGCCGATGAAGACGTAGCCGAGCCGGTTGCTGTCGGACGGGCGCGCACCCTTGTCCTGCACCTTGTTGTGCGGCAGCAGCGAGCGGTCAGGCCGGTCGGTGTACTCGTGATCGAGCACCTTCGGGTCGAGCTCGATCACCTTGCCCTCCCCGAACATCATCTCGAGGATGGGGAACTCGTGCTGGAAGATCACGACGCTCGGGGCGACGAGTTCATCGCGACGAACGGTCACCAGGATGCGGCGGGAGAGTTGCTTGGTCGGGGCGGCGGATTGTCGGGCCATGGTGGATTCCTTCTGATGAGGTTGTGGCGGCTTCAAAAACGGGCTGAGGCGAACCCCAGCCCAAAGACCCCTGTCACGCCGCCGTGGACAGGATGGCTACTGCTTCTTCGGATCAGGCCAGTGCCAGCACCGCGTTGGCGTTCGAGCGGTTCAGCACCATGGCACCCTTCCAGGTCAGGCCCCAGTAGTACTCGTACCGGTCATACGCCCGCGGCGGCTTGCGGGTGATCATGTCGTGGCCCGAGATCGGCGACAGGTACAGCGTGTTCGTGTTGATGAAGTAGCAGCGCTTTTCCCAGGGCGTCGCCGGCGCGAAGCGCGCGTCGAGATCCTGGAACTCGGGCGACCACAGCACCTCCACGCCCTTGAACTTCAGCATGCTGGTGCCGCCTTCGACCACCTTCTGCTCGCTCGGACCGAAGTCCATGCGGCCGTAGGTGTTCAGCACGAAGTTGCGGTAGCCGTCGATGAACTGCGAGCCGGCGATGATCAGGTTCGGCCGGCCCCCGGTGCGTGCGCACTGGCGGAAGTTCACCTCCATCTGGTTCAGGATCGTGCCGGTGCCGGTCGTGGTCGTCAGGCCGGTCGACACGTTGTTCCGCCAGTAGGAGTTCGACACCACCGAGCGGTCGATGCCGCCCACGGTGCCTGCGGTCGGCGTCAGCGAGATCAGCTGGTCCAGGCCGCCGATGGCGTCGATCGACTGCGTGCCGTCCAGGTGCGCCTGCTGCGAGAACTGCTCATCGAAACCCAGCTTCAGGGCAGCGGTCTGCTCCTTGATCAGGTTCGTGAACTGCAGCTTCTCGGCGTCCGTCGCATTGCTCGGGCCCGAGCTGTCGGTCAGCGTGATGCCGTTCTGCGCCAGGCGGTCCTCGTCGAGCGCGAAGCCGTCATGGCACGAACGCCACGCGTACTTCGCCTGCTCGAGGGTCTGCCGGCGGTTGTACGTGACGATGGACGCACCGTTGTACCACTGGAAGTTCGAGCCGTAGGTCTTGCGCAGCTGGATGACGATGAACTGCACGCCGCCGGGCGAGGTCTTCTGCTTGGCGCGCAGGCTCTTCAGCAGCGGGCGGTCGACTGCGATCTGGTCTTCCGGCGGATCGTTCGCCATGTAGAAGTCGATGCCGGCCTTGCCGGCGTCCTGAATCTCTTGCGAGGTGAAAGGCATGGTGCTCTCCGATGCATGTGATGAATCGCGCCACCCAACGGGCAGCACTCCAGGTCACGGGCGACGAGGCCGCAATACGTCCACATGCGTGCGGTGAATACGCTCACACCATTGCCGCTTTAGGCCCGGCAGGCCTCTCCGGTGCGCGATGCCGGTTACGCGCCTGCGGGCCGAGCCTTGTTCCACATGGCTTCAAACCCGTTCTGCGGGGCCGCGCGCGCCGATGAGGCGCCCGCAGGCCGAAGAGTGTTGTTCGCTGGCGCCAAGGGTGCCGCTTGGCGGAATCGACCGCCGGCATCCTTGATCAGCTGGTATTCGTGCTCGATGAGCGCAGCCCATTGCTGAGGCGGGAACTGCTGCATCATGCGTTGCATGCGCGGCTCGAGGATGCGTTCGATCTCGTCGTAGTCGAGGTCCGACGCCTTCATGCGATTGGCGAATGCGTCGACGGCCTTGATGGCGCCGTCGAGCACCTGCTGCGATTGCTGCTGCGCCTGTTGAGCCTGCTGCTGACGCGCGGTCTGCTGTTGGGCCACGCCCTGCTGCATGCGGTTGCGCGCCATCTCCAGCGCGTGCTTCTCGCTGACCTGCAGGCCTTCGACCGCTGCGCGCAGGTCGGGGTAGTTCGCCAGCGGATCCACCACCGCCGCGCCGGAATCGCCGGCCAGCAGCGACAGCATCTGCAGCTGCTCCATCAAGACGGAGCGCGCCGAAGCGAAGTCGCCACGGTTGATCATGCCGATCACGTCGGCCGCCTGCTCGAACTGCTCCTGCTTGATGGCGTTCTGCTGGAACGCCTCTTGGAAGTAGCTCAGCGTCCGGTCCTGCGTCTCGACCTTCTCGCGCAGCGGGCGCAGCTCCTTGACCTCGTTGGCCAGGGTCTGAAAACGCTGCTGCGCAGGCACGGTCAGGCCGTCCGGCATCTTCAGGTCGTCGGGCAGCGCGGCCGGCTTCGGCGGGGTGACGCCCGGAACCGCCGGAGTCGCCGGCTTCGCGCCAGGTGCGGCCGCCGCGGCGGCTTCGGCCGCAACCTTCGCGGCGAAGCGGCCGGCCTCGTCGCACGGCTGGCCCGCGGCTGCAGCAGGATCGGCCGGGGCCTCCTTCGGGAACATCGCCGCCACTGCGGCGGCATCGCCAGTCAGCGGCGCCTCGGTGGGCGCGGCCTGATCCGGCACAACAGCGCCGCCTGCGCCGGCCGCCGCATCCGGCATCGCCGACCCGCCGACACCTCCGCCGCCACTCCCGTCGTCGGGCTTCATCAGGCGGTGCAATCGGAACAGGCGGTGCAGTCGGTTCATGGCGGCGGTTGGTCAGTTCTGTTGTGCGAGCATCGTCAGGCCGGCTCGTTGGTGTTTTTCCGGCATTTCACGCAGGCTGCGGCAGCTGGCCCGGGTCATCCGGGATCAGCTCCGACAGAGGCTCGGTTTCGATTGGCTCGACGGGCGGCACGTCCGGGATGGGCTGTGAGGCCGGGAGGGTGTCCGTGGCGGGCTGGGCGGCGGCTTGGATGCGCGCCACCAGCACCTTGGCCTCGGCCTCGATCGGTGCCGTGATGCGCGCGACTTCGATGTCCCGGCGAGCATTGAGCTCGGCCACCTCCACGTCGCGCTGCGCGTTCGCCTGCCCGACCTGCACGCTCGCCTGGGCCTGGGCCTCGTTGCTGGCCACCTTGCCCTCGAGTTCCTTGACCTGCTGCTGCAGCGCCTGCATCTCTTCCTGGGCTTTCTGGACGAGCTGCTGAACGCGCGGATCCTGCATCGGATCGTTCCCGTCTTCCTCGCCTTCCTTGGGCTTCGGCAGGAATTGCTCGATGTCGAATCGCTCCTCGAACCGGCGCAGCGTCTCCTTGGCGAGCTCGATGATCGCCTGCGCTTGCTGGGTCTTCCCCTGTGCCTGAAGGTCGGCGGCCTGCATGATCGAATCGCGCAGCACCGGCAGCATCTTCGTCCAACGGTCCTGCTCCTGCAGCCGGTCCGGCTTGCCGGTGGAGCCGCCCAGCACCTCGACGCTCACCAAGCGGAAGATCTGGTCGGCCGACAACTGAGGCCAGTTCGCTTCGGGGCCAGCGATCTCCGTCACCTCCTGCGGCGTCATCTTGCGCAGCAGGATCTCGAGCACGTAGGCGCCGATCTCGGAGAGCATGTCTTCCGTGATGTCCGTGCGCTCGGCGCTGCGGCTGCGCAGGCCCTGCGAGACGATCTCCGCCTCGGTGGCGGTCTTGGCTTCCATCACCGTGCCGCGGGAGGCGTCGCCCCCGCCCAGCGTCTGCTCGATGTCCACCCGCGCCGGCGTGGTGTCGTAGTTCGCCGGGTTCAGTGTGCCGAGCGTGCCGCTGTAGATGTCCTGGTTCAACGGCGTGCCGGGCACACCGCTGACGACGATCACGTCCGAGCCCTCCCGGTTCTTGATCGCCTTGATGTCGTCTTCCTTCAGGCTGCCGCCGGCACGCACCACGTTCAACGGCAGGGCGCCCTTGCGGTCCCGCACCAGGTCGTCGCGGTTGCGGTTGTACTCGTCGACCAGCGGCGTGATCAGCTCGACGTCCGACTGCGGGTAGAACGCCCCGTCGATCTCGTTGAACAGCAGCAGGAAGAACGGATACCACCGCTCGCCCGGCCAGTCCGGTGACATCGGCTCCTTGCAGTAGCCGGACTCGCCCTCGCAGACGTACAGGACGCGGTTGGAGGTCTGATCCCACACCTCGTATACGCACAACAGGCAGCGATGCGTCTCCTGGGTGGCCTCGGCCGCCTGCTTCGAGCCATTGGGCATCGGCTTGTACACGCGCGCCTTCTTGGCGTCGTGGCCAAATCGTTCCTTGAACTGCGCCGGCGTCATCCAGACGCGGTGCGCAATCGCATCGGCCCGGAGGTAGTCCTGCACCTCGAGCACCGATTCGTCCAGGATGATGATGTCCTCCGACATCACGAAATCGTGGGCGATGCCGCGCGCCACGGTCACTTCAGCCTGGGTCTGTAGGCCGGCCAGCGCCTGCTTCAGCTTCTCGATCTCCAGGTCCTGATCCTGGCACAGGCCGGGGTCGTTCAACCCGGCCCGCAGCGCCGTGAGGCGCTCGATGTTGTCCTGCGTGTCCTTCAGGCGCTCGATGATCTGCGGATCCTTGCGGCGATCCTCCTGCCACTGGCACTTCGCCCAGCCGACGGCGGTGGTGTAGGCCGCGGTGAGTTGGCGCTTCGTGCGCTTCTTCAGCTTCGCGTCCTTCACCAGCACCTTGTGCAGCAGGATCTCCGAGGTGTTGCAGAACGCCTGCACCTTCTTCAGCTGGTCCTGCGGCACACCCTTGCTCGGGCGCACCGCGTACTCCGGATCCTTCGCGTAGACCTGCGGGCGCATGCTCGCGAGGTTGGAGAAGAACAGGTTCGTCCGGTAGCGCTTGTTGTCAGCGTCCGGATCGCGCCCGCGCAGCCGCTTGCGGTTCTTCTCGAACTCCTTCAGCGGCTCCTCGTTGCGCTTGTTCGCGGCATCGATGCGGGCGAGGAGATCCTTGGCGAGCTTTCGCTCGCCCTCCGGCACCTCCCGGTCGCCTTGCGGCTGGCCGGCAGGCTGGCCCGGTGAAAGAACCTCGCCCGGCATCAGGTCAGCCCTGGACGGTCAGCGCGACCGTGCCGGAGGTGTACGCCGTCACCGCCGCGTGGATGTAGCGGTTCAGCTTCACCTCGGCTTCCAGGCCCTGGTTGGTGGCCGCCATCACGATCACCGAGGTTGCCTTCGTCGCCGAGCTGGCCGACGTGGCGTTCGTGTTCGTGACGCCCTGCACCGATGCGGACTGGATGGGGGCGACGACCGTGCCCAGCAGCGAGTTGTCGTTCGCCGTGAACTCGGCCAGGCTCTCGAACGCCGTCAGCGTCAGCGTGCCCACCAGGTTGCCGCCGACCGCCAGGCCGCCGGAGTGGCCCTTCATCAGCGGGGTGGCGTCGAAGATCTGCGCGCAGCGCGGCGTGCCGCCGAAGGCGCCGTTGCCCACCGAACCGAGCAGCGCGAAGGTCGTGGCGGTCAGGGCGCGCAGCGTCCATTCACCGTTCGCGGCCGTGTTGCCCGTGATGCCAGCGATGGCGACGCGATCGGCATCCTTCAGGCCGCTGTTCGCGGCGACGGTGATGACGATCGGGGTCGCGTTGGTCGCGCCGGTGATCAGGAGGAGGTCGGCAGCCGAGCCAGCGGAGCCGAGGGACTTGGTCTTGATGGACATGATTCATTCCTTCGCCGCAGAGAACGGCCCTGCCAGCCGGGTGCGAAGCAATGGGCCGCACCGCCCCGAGAGAATCAGTGCGACACGATCCCGTCACCCAGCAGGTGCTGGATGGCCTTGGCGTCCTCTTCGAAGGCGGTGGACTTGTCGGCCGGCGCCGCGGTGGCGAGGTCGACGCGCTGCAGCGGCCCGACCGATTCCAGCCGGGCCAGCGCCGCGAGGCCGTCGAGCGTGGCCTGCTCGTTCGCCTGATCGGCCTCGATCGTGTCCATCAGGCCCAGCCCGGCGAGGTAGTCGGCGCTCGCGCGATCGTCGGCGTGAATCACCATCGCCTCACCGCCCACGGTGCAACCGCCCTCGATCGTCGCGATGTTGCGGCCGTCTAGCCAGCCAGCGACGGTGTAGATGTAGGCCGTCACGCCATCGGTGTCGACGTGCTCGCCCTCGAAGATCACCGCCGGCTCCACAAGGCGCTTCAGGTCCGCCAGCTCGATCGAACGGCGGAACGTGAAGTCGGGGACCATGTTGGCGGCTGCATGCATGGCAGCCATTGAAGTCCGGCCGGCGCGGGGTTTTTCCGGCGTTTACTTCTGCTGTTCGAGCCAGGCGAGGCTGAAGGGCTTCGGGCCGGTGTACTCGCGCCGCGGCTTCAGCGTGCTCCATGGGCGCGCCATGCACATATAGCGGGTCTCGTCGCCCACGTGGTCCTCACCTTTGGTGTCCACGTCTTCGAGGTTGTGCAGGTCATTCTGCAGCGCGGGGAAGGTCCGAATGAAGTCGCGGCAGTCCTGCGTCACGTACAGCATCGGCTTGCCGTCTTCGCCATTCAGACGGCCGCGGACCTGCTGCCAGCCGGAGACCCGGGCCGTGTCCGCCTTCTTGAACCGCGGCCCCTTGCCGCCGTTGATCCCCACCATGCGCTCGATCAGCGACGGGCCGCTCTTGGTCTCCCACAGGTCCGTGCCGGCCGGGCTCATCTGCTCGTTGATCGTCTCGCCTGACTCCCGGGCCAGGATGCCGCGGGCGATCTCCTCGATGTCCATACGGATGCCGACGTCCGGATTCGGGTTGCCTCCCTGGTCGCGCTCCACGCCGTACCACTCGCGGTAGCGGATGAGCGCGCCGGCCGGGAACTTGCGCTCGGTGCCGTCGCTTAGGTCGACCCACTCATCCTCGGCCACGGCCCACCAGCCGATCGAGAACGGATGCATACCGCCCCAGTCCATCGATCGGCCGCGCGTCCAGTGCCGAGGCGGCGTGAACCGCGGGATCACGTGCAGGGCCGATCGCCAGTTCTCGAAGAAGGCGCCGGCCACGATGTCCCAATCGCCCTCGAACCACGCCTTGCGCAGCGCCTCGTTGCCGGCGGTGGCCGCAAGCAGCCGGTTCTTGTACCCGGGGTCGGCCTGCATGCCGATGCGGTTGTCGGCCATCTTCGACGGCACGAACATCCGCGTGAAGTCTGTCTCGGGATCGAGGTAAGGTGTCAGCGGCCTGGCCACGTCGATGTAGCGCCCCTTGACCCACACGTGCCCGATGCCTCCCGGATTGCCGGTCAGCCGCACGGTGCAGGGGATGCCGTAGGGGCTGCGCAGGCAGGACAGCATCTTGAGGAAGCCGGCCGGGCTGGCGTACTCGGTCACCTCGTCGAAGCTGATCCGGCAGTATTGGTGGCCGTGGTACTTGCCGTAGTCCTTCTCGGCCTCGATGAACCGCATCTTGACGCTGGCGCCGCTCGGCCAGTACCAGCAGTTCGAGAACGGGTACTCGGCGCTGGGCTGCGTCTTGTAGACCGCCCCTTCCTGCGGAAACACCTCCATCGCCCGGGCCTGCAACTCCTCAAGTTCCGGGTAGGTCTTGCGGAACATGATGCCGCGGTAGTGCTTGCCGTAGCGCAGCGCGCCGTCTTCCTGGTAGCCGAGCTGGAAGTCGCTCTTCCCGCCGTAGCGCTCGCCGCCATAGAACAGCTCGTCGCACCAGTCAGCCTCGATCGCAGGCAGCTGCCCGCCGGGTTGGGGAATCCACATTCAGGCGAGCCCGTGCGTCTTGAGCCACTGCTCGCGGGTCAGCTGCGGGCGCAGCGGCTCGGCCGTCACGCCGGCTTGGCGCTCTTCCTCTTCTGCCTTCGCCACCCGGCCCTTGTTCGCCGCCAGCAGGTTCAGCGCGACGTGGGCGCTCTCGTTGGCCAGCTTCGTCAGCACGCCCACGTTGCGTAGGTTGTCCAACTGCTTCATCGGGTCGGCGTCGTCCACCTTGGCCACCTCGCCGTTCGCCAGCGCATGCAGTCGGTGCGAGGTCTTCGCGCCCAACTCGGCGGCCGAGGCGAGGCTGCTGCTGATGCTGCGCAGCTTCTCGGCCAGCGACAGGGCGCTGTACTGCTGCGCCATCGGCAATTCGGCCAGCGCCGTTTGCGCTTCCGCAACCTTTTGCGCAACTTCGCGGACCTTTTGCGATTTTTGCGCAACGCGGCGCGTTACCTGCGACGGGTGCACGCCGAACTCGCGGGAAAGCTCGCTCGCGCCCTCCCCTGCAGCCAGCCGGCGCTCGACTTCTGCCCACTGCTCCGGGCTCAGCTTGGAGGGGCGGCCCATGTCAGCGCACCCCCTCCGAAGCGTCGATGGCACGCAGGATGTCCTCGTCGGTGGCGGTGCGGAGCCAGTCCAGCCGGAACTCGAAGATGACCGGCTGTTCGCCTGCACGCTTCTTCACCGCGGTCTGGATCACATTGCAGACCATGGTGCCGCCGGGAGGGTGAAGGCGCATCTGCGTCTCTCGGACGTTGCGCAGCACGGTGGCGCGCCAGTCGGGCGGGGAGCGGAACGTGAAGTTGCTCGG